CTTTCACAAACCGTCACCATCAATGCCATTGCCAAGCGGTAGTCTATGGCGTGTAAATTCACCTCGTTAACAGCCACCAATAAAGGACCATTCAGCGGCGCGATATTCCTAACCTCTATTTCTACCCCTGTCGTAACACCGATAGAAGCCAAATAACGCAACTCTTCTGGACTGCGATTTTTAATACGTCGAATTTTAACCCCTTGGCCTATTTGAATATCCGTTAAAGGGGAGCCTAACTGCTCCATCACCACCCCATCTACCGTCGGGATGGGGGAACCATGAGGATCATGGGTCGGTTGACCTAAATCATCCCACATACGGTTGGTAAGTTTGTCTGAAATAGTATGCTCCAATACCTCGGCTTCTTCATCCACCTCATCCCAGGTATAGCCTAAGCGTTCGACAAGATACTGTTCTAAAATGCGGTGACGGCGAATCATATTCAAAGCGATTTTTCGACCTGAGTCTGTCAAGCTTACGCCATAGTAAGGTGCATACTCAATATAGTCATTCGCCGATAATTTTTTCAGCATATTAGAGACTGAGGCCTGTGAGATTGATAAACGCTCAGCGATGGCTGAGGTCTGCACCCCTTTTCCACTGGGTGCTGCGCCTTCAAGCTTATAGATAATTTTAAGATAATCTTCCAATGCCTTAGTCGACATAATCCATCCCTAATAAATACATAAAAATCGAGCAGTGTCACCACACCTAGTCGGTTACACCGTTCATCTATACTTTCTGGTTACTGGTTTTCAGCCATTAATGCACGAACCACTTCTGGCTCAGGAAAAGCAAAGACATACAGAATCATAAAGAGCACCATAAAGAATACACGAGTAAGCGTTTTAAACGGAATTCTTGGGTGGCTGATAATCGCTAAAGCCAGCCCTGAAACAATCCCGCCACTAGCACCTAAGGTCGCAGCTAACATCGCGCCTAATGCACCCAATGCCATCACATAATAATGCCAAGTAAACTTTGCTTTTTCATCATTCATTGCTAATATCCTAATCACTATTATTTAAGAGGGTACTTTATCTCACAAGCACACTGTTCTAAAGCGGTAAAGCATTTCTGAATAGAGGCATATCTAGGGTGTCGGTAGAGACTGACGCAAATGACCGTCACATTCAGAAAAACTTTAATACCTTGGTAAACAGTCGCCGTATACAAAGTTCGCTACGCTATATTCTACAAGAAAAGCGCTGCACAAAACGGGCTATTTAGTCCATTTTGGTGCATAGGTGCACAGCATTATTCCCCCCTTAAAGTAACCTTCACCCCCTCTTTTATTTGAAGGGCTGATAAACATAAACAGAGCGCCCATTATCCAGAGGCCTCAATAGGTGATACACATGAAAGATACCATTATTGTCATTGGCTTAGGTGAACTCGGCAGCGTATTTGCTCACGGTTTTTTAAAATTAGGCTACCCCGTTCAAGGCATCACTCGACAGATGAACACACACACGGTTGCAAAAGAGATTCCAAACCCTGCGGCGATTCTAGTCTCGGTAGGTGAGGCGGACATTGCTTCTGTACTCAGTAGCCTACCTGAACAGTGGAAGGACAGACTTATCCTGCTTCAGAATGAACTTCTGCCTAGAGATTGGCTGTCTGCGAATATTGTTGACCCAACCGTTGTCTCAGTCTGGTTTGAAAAAAAGCGTGGAATGGACAGTAAGGTAGTTCTGCCTTCGCCTATTTATGGACCGAATGCCAAGCTGGTCTTTGAAGCCCTATCTCAGCTAGACCTACCTAGCTTTATCTTAGATTCAGAAGCCGCACTTACCTATGAACTGGTAAGAAAAAATCTCTATATTTTAACGACGAATATCGCAGGGTTAGAAGTAGGCGGTAATGTCGAAGGATTGGCAACTACTCACAAAACCGTCATGAATCAAGTTGCTAAGGATGTGCTTGATATTCAGGATTGGTTAACAAACCAATCAAATGATAGAGCGGCTTTAATGGAAGGACTGCTTGAAGCGATTAACGGAGATCTTGAGCACGGCTGCATGGGCCGTTCAGCACCCGCAAGACTTACTCGCGCACTTGCCTTTGCCGAACAAGCCAACTTAGGTGTAAAGACACTTAAACAGATTGCCAAGCAACATCTAAAGTAATCCATCAAAGAATTGAGCAGTTTTAAATATAAACTGCTCTAAACAATCCCTATCAAGCCCTTTATAAACACCTCCAGCAAACAGCCTGACCTATTTTAATCTATATGCCTACAGAGCCTTGAAACTCAACCACTTCAACTCTTACCCCTCTCGCTCTAATAGCTGTAGAGAGACAGATAGATTACTAAACATGGGAAGAAGGATTTAAATAACGGGATTATGTAATTAATAGTGGGAAATTCCCATCATAAATTATCACAACTGCTTAAGAAAAAACTGAAATTAAACTCTATAGCTAGACAGCCGAAACCTATGTAAATAGCTGGACACAAGAGGAAAGGTGAAACAACAACAGCCTACAGGGATTAGTCATTAAGCTTGTCTAGAGCCTACTTAATTAAGAGGTTAACCAACCTTTAAATATACATTAACAAGTGATCTAACAATATTTTTAAACGACACTTAGTTATGTGGCCGCATTTTTAAACGACGCTTAGTTTACTAGAGCTTTAATTTTCTCATCTGTTTCATTAATACGATACTTTAGATCTTCTACCCAAGCTTCAGATACCTCAGCCTCACCAGACCACGACAGCATACTAGCAAGCTGCTGCTGATAGAAAGCTTTCATATACCTATGCACTGCTAACTCAATTTGATCATCCGAAAAACCATCCAGACTATTAAAGATGGTTATAAAGGTGCGAGCATGAAGCGCATCGTGATCAAAAACCACCTCATTATCAACCATTTTTTCAATAACTCTATTCGCTATCGGCACAGGGATTACATTCGATACAACCGAGTCAGCCTGCCCTATTAATACATTATCAGCCGGTCTATCCACTGCGTCAGTATATGTTTTAGCCCCTCGCCCTGTCGCCAGCCATTCAACAGTGACACCTAAAGCATTAGCAATAACAATAAGACGTTCCACATTAGGCGTTGAGTCCCCATTAATATACTTAACAATGACGGTAGGTGACAATGAGCACATTTGAGCCAGAGACCGCGCACTCTTCTCCCCTAAAGCCTGTTTTAAGCGCTCAAAAAATGGTTCAACGTTAGAAACACTACCTGAATGCTCACATTCAGGTTTACAAGACTTATTCATACTAACCTCAAGCTGTTGAAATATAAGTAAAAAATATGAATAACAAGACTCCAACCTCAAATGCAAACTTTAATGCTTGCACTTGAGTCTAAACAAGTCCATAATAAACACAAATAGGCACACAAGCACGCATGATTGTAGACACCTATATAAAAAACAAAAGATAATGGAGATTCTATCATGACTCACGAACAAATTAAAAAAGCACTTCAAGAAAGAGGGTTGAGTTTTGCTGCTATCGCTAAAGCAACTGGCAGAACCTATATGTCTCTTACTATCGTTTCACAACGTAAGGCAAAAGGCAGACCGTCAGCCTTAATTATTGCAGGTGCTTTAAGCATGCCTGTTTCTGATGTTTTTCCAGATGTACCGCAATATGCCATGCCGGCTAGAGAAAGCAATGTCAATAGAGCTAAGCAAATCTTAAAAGATGCTGGTTTATCTGAGTATGTTGCATAAGTCATGCTATTAATCTCATTTTTTTCGTTAATACCAGATTATCTAAATGCACAGAAATGCGAAAGCCGTTTGTTTGGAACTGCCATCTTGAGAGGTTTCCAATGAGTTATATAAACTGGAAAAATGCTCATGCTAAAACTCTTACCGAGGCTTTTTGGTTGGTAAAAGAGCATGGCAAAACAAAGAGAAATTTATCCGTTGCACGCATTGCTGAGTTGATGGGCTTAGAAGATGAGTCACTTTTATATAAGTGGATGAAAAATGGCTCTATGCCAGTCCACAAATTACACAGTTTTGAATATGTATGCGGTGCAAATTTTATAAGCGTGTATCTAGCATCTAGTGATAGCAAATTGCTAATCAATATGCCTACAGGAAAGTCATTGAAAGAGGTCTCTGTAATGAAAATGCAAGGCACCTTTAATCATGCTATGAGCTTGTTAATTAAGTTTGCAACAGGCGAGGCTACTACAGAAGAAACCACGGCAGCATTAACTTGCTCTATGAATGACTTAGCATTTCATAGAGAGAATGTACAAAAGTCTGCTATGCCTGAATTTGATTTTGGAGTTAATAATGAATAACCAATATCACAGTGTTCAAGAGTTATCTGGGCTACCGGGACTTCCAACAACCCCGCAAAACATTAATGTAAAAGCAAAAAAAGAAAACTGGCTATCACGCCCACGCAAAGGCAAAGGTGGAGGTAAGGAATACCACATCGATAGCTTGCCAGTTGAAACACAAAATCACTTTGCACAATTGGCAGCCGAAGCACAGCTGACCAAGGCAAAAAAATCCGCTAATAAACAAGCTACCGAATTTGCTCGCACGCTTGCTGTTAAAAACTCAATTAAGCTCACTATAACGACTAAGCGAAGAGCAAAAATAACTGAACAAATTGCAGGCCTTTCAGGCTCTAAAAAAGCTCGTGCCGAAAGCAAAATTTTACTATTAAGCATGAGAAGCGAATTTGTTAAAAATTCAAAGCTATGCAAAACAAAAGCGACTCAAGAATTCTTAGCGCTCTGGTCGTCAGGCCAACTTAACATTCCAGACGATTACATTTGGATCAAAGATCATATTAACGAAAACCTACATCCCACAACGCTCAATAACTGGGAAAAAAAACCAGAAAACATTATAGACAAGCACGGGCACCGCAAAGGTAGTAGCAAAATTGATCGTCAAAAGATTCTGCGTGAGTTTATAACTGCCGCTATTTATGAATACCCACATATCTATATCTCACAGCTATTTGAAGCGATTGAATCGCGATTTAAATGTACTGAAACTGATGTTCCATCAAAGCGTTCTTTAGAAAGATGGGTTAAATCTTACAAAACAGAAAATGCCCAATTATTTTCTGCGATCACTAATCCTGACAAGTGGAAAAATAAATACATGCCCGCCCAAGGTACGGTTGGTGTTGCAGCTTTAAATGAAAAGTGGGAACTAGATTCAACACCTGCAGATATTATGCTAACAGACGGGAGATACAACCTGATTGGCGCTATTGATGTCTACAGTCGACGCGTCAAATTGCTAGTTTCAAAGAGTTCAACGGCCGCTTCAGTCTCTAAGTTAATGCGTGACTGCTTGCTAGAATGGGGAGTACCGGAAATAGTCAAGACCGACAACGGTGCTGACTATGTCTCTGTACAGATGAAAACTGCATTTTACTCACTGGGAATTGAACAAAATATCTCAGCACCCTTTTCACCCTGGGAAAAGCCGCATATAGAAAGATTCTTTAGAACCTTTTCGCACGGTCTTTTAGAGATCATGCCTGGATTCATCGGACACAACGTTGCAGAACGATCTGTTATTGAAGACCGCAAACAATTTAGTGAACGTCTCTTCAAAAAAGGCAGCGTAATCGATATCGATATGTCGTCTCAAGATCTGCAAAAGTTTGTAGACGAATGGATAGATAACATCTACATGCATAACAGCCATACGGGTGACGGCATAAACGGCAAGACCCCATTTCAAATGGTCAGCGAATGGACAGCACCTATCAGCATGATTCAAAACGAACGTGCGCTAGATATTTTATTAGCTGAAGTTGGCGAGAGAACGATCGGTAAAGAAGGAATACGCTTAGATGGATTTACTTATATAGCTCCTGAACTGGGTCATATGACGACTGAAAGAGTCAATATACGGAAAGACCCCGTTGACATTGGAACAATTCATGTATTTCAAAACGGTAAGTTTATATGTATTGCTGAAGACACCCGTTTCGTCGGTATAAAAAGGCAGGAAATTGCACGTCAAGCTAAACAGAACGCGCTTAAAAATATTGCTCAGGCTAAGAAAGAAATCCGAGGCATGAAAAGCCGACAAAAGGTTAAAGGGCTTGCTGAAGAGATTCTTGAATCAAAACGCCAAGTAAACAATATCACTATGCTGCCAAAATCCACAACAGTTTATACCAATGACAACCTAGAGGCTGCTGCACAAGCCGCTAGCTTACAAAGTAATAATATCGCACAGTCTAAACCTTTAAGGACTGCGGTGACGCATGTAGTAACAGACCCGCAAGAAACACACAGAAAATTCTTACGAATTGAGCAAAAAATGGTCACTGGGCAAAGTGTCTCTGAGCAAGATCAAAGGTTTTACAACGCTTATGAAAATACGCCCGAATACACAAATATGAAAGAGTTTTTTGAAGACTTTGGATTGGGCTTGGAAACAAGCTCACTTTAATGAAAACGCTGGTTTAAACCGCCATTTAAACAAGCATTAAATGCATAAAAATGCAAAGGAAGTACTGTTAATGTTAACACAAAGCATTGGAAACACAATCGCCCCGTTACAAAACGTCGCGCTATGCTCTCAAGCGATTACTCGCTCTCTGACGCGCGGAGAGAGCCTACCTGGCATCGTCGTGTTATACGGCCCCTCAGGATGGGGGAAAACTTTTGCCGCAACTTGGAGTGCTAATAAATATCGCGCATATTACGTGCAATGCAAAAGCGCCTGGACACGGAAAGCGTTTTTAAAAGCTATTTTAATGGAGATGGGAATCTCTCCTGCCGCCACAATCTACGAAATGGTCGACCAGATTTCTCAAGAAGTCGCATTATCAAGCCGCCCGTTGATTATTGATGAAGCTGATTTTCTCGTTGAAAAGAAAATTATCGAAATCGTCAGAGATATCTACGAAAGCAGTTTTGGGACTATTTTGCTAATTGGCGAAGAACATTTGCCAGCCAAACTCAAAAGATGGGAACGCTTTCACAATCGTGTGCTCGCTTGGGTACAAGCCCAGCCGTCTTCTCTAGAAGACGCAAGAACGCTCGCTAATATCTATGCTCCCGACGTAAAAGTACACGATGATTTATTAATCAGTTTAGTTGAAGCAAGCCGCAATGTCACACGACGGATCTGCGTAAACTTAAATCATATCAACGACACGGCAAAGCAGAACGGCTGGGCTGAAATTGACATGAGCATGTGGGGTAAAAAAGAACTTTACACTGGACAGGCGGCTATTCGAAATGGAATAAGTGGATAAATATGAAAAGAACACGTGTAAAAAGAAGTGGACAAATGACGGCTAAAGAGTACGTCTGGTCACAAATTAGAGAATTAAAAACATTCACTATTTCTCACATCAGTAGCAATGCACCTTTGAGCTACAAGCTAAGTAAAGAAAAGGTTAATTACCATATAAAAGGTTGGGTCGCAGCTGGTTTTTTAGGAAAAGAGTGCATTCATTCAAAAGATATTCTTCAGCCGAAAAACAGGTATACGTTAATTAAAGACACAGGAATCGAGCCGCCTAGGGTCGATTCCAAAGGTAACAAGCTCACTAAAGGTCTCGGTCGAGAGCAAATGTGGAGAACAATGCGAATAACAGGAGAGTTTACTCATAAACAACTTGCTGTAACTGCTAGCACGGAAGATGTAATTATTGCAGAAGCTACAGCAAAGTCTTATGTATCAGCTCTTTACAGAGCTGGTTACTTAAAAATAACAAAACCTTCGAACACCCACGGAGGTCTAGCTGTTTACATGCTGAAGCCAGCGGCATGGACTGGCGCAAAACCGCCGATGGTTAAACGCATACACGTGGTCTACGACCAGAACATACACGAAATTGTTTACCCAAAAAAAGGAGACATACAAAGTGACTATTAAATACCAAAATGAGGCCTGGTTTATCGCTCTTAAAGAAGCGCTACAAACCACCTCACAAGCAAAGTTGGCCGCTAAATGCGGTATTAGCGGCACCGCAGTAAATCAAGTTCTAAAAGGTGCATACCCTGGCAGCATCGAAAATGTTGCAGAAAAAGTCAAAGGTGCATTGCTCAAGCAAAGTGTTGTTTGCCCTGTGTTAGATGTGATTACCACCGACATTTGTGCAAGTCATCGCAACAAAGGCTTTATGCCAAACAACCCAATGCGAGTCAGCTTATATAAGGCTTGTCAAAGATGTCTCAATAATCCAAAAGCAGACTCACATGAGTAAGGTCAAGTTTTACAAAGAGCAAAAGATTGGAAATGGTGCTGACCCTGAAAGACCTGTTTACATCATCACAATGCTCACCACGCCAAATAAAGAAATCATGTTTAGCGTGTACCACAACCACAACCAACTCATTAAGTTGAAGCTCCCTGAATGGGATGCTAGAGCCCTTAGAAAAATACTTGATGAAGCGATTAGGGCAATCAAATAAGAGGATACATCATGTCAGAGATAATCAATCTACAAACCAAAAGAGCCAATATCAATATGGTCGAGAAAATACTAAGTGCCCAGCAAGCTATTGCCAAACTTGATCAGGCCGAGCTTCAAATAAAAGCAATTAGCATCGAAGACAACGTACCAATTCTACGTATAGAAACCCCGGAAGACAACCACCCGATTTATAACGAGAGCCAAACATTTGGAACCTATGATTTAGTCCCTAAACACCACTTTGGACGTCTAGATCACTACATCATGTGGGTACACCCATCGACAAACAATACAAGAGGAGCTAATCAATGATAACTCAACCCCCAGAAGGCTATATGAAAGATGCATCAGGCCGTCTTGTACCCATCAACCTAGTGACTGATATTGATAAAACTAGAGACCACCTTGTTCAAGAAATCATTGCCAAAGCACAAGAAACAAACCGACTACTTAGTGTTTTCAAAAATAGAACCATGGAAGATATTGCGGCTTTTATAGAACTCTCAGCCGAGAAATACAATATTTCAATGGGTGGGCAAAAAGGAAACATTACTTTAATGAGTTTTGATGGTCGTTTCAAAGTACAAAGAGCCGTTAGTGAAAAGCTCATGTTTGATGAACGCCTACAAGTTGCCAAAGAGCTTGTCGATAAGTGTATTCACCGTTGGACAGAAGGCTCTAACCCTGAAATACGGGCGCTTATAGAACATGCATTTCAAACTGACAAGCAAGGCAATATAAGCACCGCAAGAATCTTTAGTTTAATGAAGCTAGATATTAAAGATGACGACTGGGTTAGCGCAATGAATGCCATAAAAGACAGTATTCAAGTATCGGGTTCAAAAAGCTATTTACGAATTTATGAGCGCATCAATAACAGCGAAAACTATCAATCAATCGTACTCGACATTGCCTCAATTTAGGAGATTATATGGATGCAGTATATAACCCTTGGCTAAAGCCTCGTCGCTACACACCGCCTACAGACATTAAAAAATCCAATAACAAGTTAATTGAAAAAGATGTAAATGCTCGAAAACGAATGTTAGAGATAAGCAGTCAAAAGCAGATTAACGACCAAGAGTGGGATGCTTTGGCCGAACTATAACACGGACATTAATGACTTAAATTCTTATCAAAACAACGATACCCTCAAGGGGGTATACAGGCCTGGTATACAGGCCATTTATTAAAGCGGCCTTAAGTCTATTTAAAAGCCATTTTAATAAATGATGACAAAGTAAACGGAGTCCAAAATGAGCCGACAAGCCAATTTAGCAAAGATACACATCGCCAAAAAAGAGCTTCACATGGGTGACGATGCCTACAGAGCCATGCTTAATGATGTGGCAGGGGTCAATTCTGCTTCAAAACTTGATTTTCATCAACAAACTGCCGTTATACAACGATTAAAACAGCTCGGTTTTAAGGTCAAAGCAAGTAAAAAACTGGGGGCTACAGCACGTCAAAACAGCAAAAGTCAAGGCGATAAGATTCGTGCACTCTGGTTAAAATTAGCTGACTTATGCATTGTTAGAGACCGTACCGAACCCGCGTTAATGGCTTATGTAAAGCGTATGACAAAAGGCAAATACCATGCACCTCAATTCTGTGATCCTACCACGGCTAGCCGTATTATTGAAACTCTCAAAAAATGGATTAAACGCGAGCAGTTAAAAATTCAGAAAGAGGATAAATGATGAAATTACGCTGTCCAAACTGTGGTCATGCCGCAGCAATGATTGACTTCAGCAATGAAGAATCAGCCCGTCAAGCGGTCTATTTAGCCTCTAACCTACCCAAGCCATTAGGCAGGTTAATCATGCGCTATATAGGGCTGTTTCGCCCTGCAACTCGCAGTCTAACCTGGGATAGAACACTCAAAATAATGCATCAACTTAAAACAGATATTGATGCAGGACGAATAGAGCGCCACAACAGAATATGGCAAGCACCAGAAAATCTTTGGCATAAAGCCTTCACCACTATTTTAGAAAAATCAGACTCCCAAACACTTAAATTACCGCTAAAAAATCACGGCTATTTATACGAAATTATCAGTTCAGAGCAAAATTCATTAGAAGCACATGAGGAACAAAAAAACGAAAATAAGCGTCAAAGCCTACGTAACAGGCCTGTTGCAAAAAAAGTAGATGTCGCAACAGAGCAGTCCAAGCAACTCGGTACCAGTACCCTACAGGCTATTTTCAAAAATAAAAAGTTCAAAAAAGCACAAAGTGGAGCAGGCAATGAATAATTCAATAGAGCCCTATAACGAGGCAAGTAAAGACCTATTTGGCGATCACTTTACTGCCACAATGGATGAGATGCTCGAAAACCTTACTGACTTAGATATGGAAGACTTAAAGTTACTCTGGCCTGCTCGGTTAGTTGAATTTTATGAAATTCTAAGCCACTGCCTATCAACAGTTGGAGAGATACAAGACGAACAGAATAACAAACTTTCCGCAGTACTGGTTACTGCTATTGCCAACCATTTTGGTGGCGTTAGCTTCTACCTTCCCCATAATCAGAAACTAGAGCGAGCCATACGAGATATTAAAATTTGGAAGGCGTTTACCGGTAATAATCACCAAATATTAGCCAAGAAATTCAGAGTATCAGAAATGACGATTAGAACAGCACTTGCTAATCAACATCGTATTCGACACAACAAAATACAACCCTCCTTATTTCAGGACTAAACCCTATGTACCCTTTTTTAAACCCATTAAAGCTAGAAGATTTTAATCAAAAAACTGAGTTCTTAATTGACGGTTTCATCCCCAAACACCTGATTACCATGATCTATGCCGATGGAGGCATGGGTAAAAGCTGGCTTGCTATGGCCATCGCTAAATTTGCAGAAATCAATGGCATGAATGCAATCTATTTAGACTACGACAACCCGATGAACGTTCTTAAAGAGCGTGGTATTGAAACTAAACTTATTCAAGTCTGCCCTAACCTGCACTACTCCCATCGTTCAAAAACAGAATTACAGCCTCTTGCGATGCTCCAAGCAATTGAAGACAACGCATCAGGAAACAACTACAACAACACGCTATTTGTCATTGATAGTCTTCGTGATTTTGGTGATGTCAACAACGACGGTGCTAGTATGCGCTTAGGTGAAAAGCTTAAAAACATTCGTGAAGCAGGCGCAACAATTATCGTTTTACATCACTCAAACAAAGACGGCCGCAACTACCAGGGATCAAACAACATCCGTAATTCAATAGACAACATGTATCTACTGACTAAAACGGAGTCACCAACGGGTGAGATTCACTTCATTTTAACGGTTAAGAAAGAGCGCGCAAATATTATCGATATCGCTTTTAAAGTTAAAATAGATGATCTAAGCCTACTGACAATAGACCTTCAAGATGCCAGGCTAAATACCGAAGAAAAGAGCTTTATCAATGAAGTGAAAGCCGCCCTAGGAAAGGGGTTAAATCTTAATAAAACTGACTTACTTAACACCTGTGGCTATGAAAAAACAGACAAAACAGCCCGTGACAGATTAGATCAATACCAAGACATTTACTGGGCTTGCAGTAAGGTTAAAGGTATTTACACCTATAGCCTGATTCAGTAACTCTACAACTCCTACAACCCATACCACTCCCTTTAAACATAAGGGATGTAACTGTTGTAGGAGCTGTAAAAAATAAACTTTAATTTTTTGACATAAACCAACTTTCTAGCAATTTCTCCTCAATTTTAAAAGCCCTCTATAACTTAAACACTATTTTTTAAAGGTAAACGTGCTTAAAACACTCTAAAAGTTTGGCAGAATTTATAAAAATGATATCTTGATATCAAACCTTATTTTTTTAAGACTATTTCTAGTGGAGAAACAAAACAATGACAAACATAAAACTTCAAGACCGCCCAATCGATGTCATCGACAACATACGCTCATATCGCTCTGTAATTAATGATTTAATGACTTTTTACAATACAGAAGAGGCTTGTGAAACAGGCATAAATATAAAGGCAATCGGTCAGCTATTTAGTGAATTAGACTCTATTGAACTTCAGGCAATACAGCAAAATAATTAGCATACCAGCTTAATGCACCCCTCTTTTAGATCCTTCTCAAACACTTGAAACTCACCCTATCGTAAAACCCTCTATTCTAGAGGTATGAAAGTAATTAACCCCCTAAAGTCACCCCATAATAAACTCAAAACTGCCATTAAAACGGTGGTTAAGAGCGCATTATGCAACCATTGCTCACTTAAAACTCTCCAACTCTATCGTGCGCCATCAACCGATCACGGTACGACAGGTCGACTTATGTTTAATGAGCGACGAGTCTGCTACATGATGGAGCTACCCGATCGTAACAACGCCCGTAATATAAGCCGAATTCCACCAGGGATGTACCTTGTTAAATACCTAAAACGCTCAGCGTCAGGTAAATACAGAGACGTTTATCACGTCACAAAAGTACCCAGTCGTAGCGGCGTTTTAACTCATGCAGGAAATGTGGCAGGTGACAAATTTAAAGGCTTTAAAACGCATAGCTGGGGCTGTTTACTGCCTGCTACGCGTTTGGGCATGTTATACGGCCAACTCGCAGGCCTCGCATCACGCGGTGCACTACACAAAATTCACGCTATCACAAACCGACAAAACTTTTACCTGGAGATACTCTAATGGACGTAAGCACAGTTTTAGGCGCATTTGGCGCAGCCGCATCAGGCGGTATATTAGGCCTTTTTGGTGTAGGTGCAAAAATGTGGGCGAGTCATAAAGCTGAGCAAGCTAAATTTGCTTATGACATTGCAATGCGTAAAGCGGATCGTGAAGAGATGTCGCTTGAGCATCAGTTCAAAATGAAGGAGACAGAAGCCAACGCCAATCGAGATATCGCCGTAGCTGAACAAGATCGTCTAGCAACAGAAACCCAAGCTGCAGCAGATGTTGAGTTAGCAGAAATGGACTTACGTACACAAAGTTATGCAAATGATAAAACTGCATATGGTGGTGGCTTGGTCGATACGATACGCGGTTTAATGCGCCCTGCTTTAACCGTTTACTTTGCATTATTAATGGCGCTCATTACATACCAGCTCTTTCAAATAACTGGACAAATGGTTGGGAGTGCCACAGCACAGTATTTACTTAAAGAAGTCATTAATACCTGTATTTTTCTAGCCACAACCTCTGTTACTTGGTGGTTTGGTTCTCGCCCTGTAAAGCGCCATTAAGAGGCTATTTTTTAAAATGGAACTTGATTACGAAGCCGCCAAATTTTGGTTAAGTGTTATTCAAATTTTTGCAACCTTAGCGTTGTTCGTTTATGTCGCGGTAACGCGTAAATCTCAAGTTAATGAAAAGCGTATAGATAGCTTTGAAAAACATGTAAACAGTGGGTTTGAAGATATTAAAGACCGTGTAATCAGACTTGAAGAAAAGCCAGATCATAATCAAGAAATCAATGACGTTCACAAACGTCTCAACGGTATCAGTAGAGAAGTCAGTCAGCTATCAGGGGAGTTTAAACAAACCTCTGAAGCAGTCAAGAGAATGCATGATTACATGATTAACAAAGGTAAAAGATAATGGATTTTAAACAGCAAGAGACACTTCACCAACGCCGCGTCATTATTGAAGTCTTAGAAAAGGATTCTGATTACTCGCACAATGAACTGATTTTAAAATCAGCCCTCAAGTCTCTTGGCCATAACCTATCTACAGACAAACTCAATTCTGAACTTGCCTGGCTTGAAGAGCTGTCATTAATTACCGTTGAGCTTGTCGGAGAGATTCGAGTCGCCCGCTTAACTGCACGAGGCCAAGATGTCGCTACGGGCGCGGCACAAGTGCCGGGCATCGCCAGAAAAGGACTTTAATCATGAGGAAATTAACGCAAAAAAATCGAACTCTAGAACAGCAACACGATTATATGTGGCGACAACGTCGTACAACACTCGCACAGCAGAAGATGGAACAAAAAAAAGCTTATAAAGAGTTTATGAAAGAGACCTTTAACTGGGTCTTATCCGCATTATTTATCGCAGGTTGGCTACTCTTTGCATGTTTCAATGGGGGCTATTGTGGCACGTAAATCCAGTGTTGAACGACTCCCTCCAGATATCCTCGAAGCACTTCAAAGCTTACTGCGAGACCCACGCATCACCCAGTTAGAGGCCACTGAGCAAATTAATGCCATTTTAGAGGCGCAGGGTCATGATGAGTCGGTGTCAAAAAGCGCAGTTAATCGCTACTCAATGCGTATGCAAAAAGTTGGCGAACGCCTTACACAAAGTCGCGAGATGGCAAAGATGTGGATAGGTAAACTTGGCTCTCAGCCGCAAGGTGAAACAGGTAAATTGCTGAATGAGATCATCCGTACTCTTGCTTTTGAAACCACTATGAGTATTGCCGAAAACGAGGAACCAGCCAGTCCAAAGCTACTCTCTCAGCTTGCTTTAGCAGTGCAGCGTTTAGAAGCCTCTGCTACAGACAATCTAAAGCGTGATGAAGAGATTCGTAAACAAGAGCGTGCACGTGCAACAGAAGCTGCTGCTGAAACCGCAGCCTCCGTTGGTAAGGCAAATGGACTAAGCCAGCAAGCGGTCACAGAAATTAAAAACCAAATTTTAGGCATTCAAACTACTTAGTGCCATGCAAAACACAGGTGAATCATGTCAACAGAAACCGATTTAAGCGTTAAATCTGTATTAAATGAAGATGGTTACAACGCTAATGATCTCCTTCTAAGCTATCAAAAAGACTGGATTGAAGACGATTCACCGCTAAAAATAGCTGAAAAATCACGTCGTACAGGACTTACCTGGGCAGAGGCAGCCGATGCAGTTTTAACCGCAAGTTCAAAAAAATCTGCGGGCGGTACCAATCACTACTACATTGGTTCCAATAAAGAGATGGCCATTGAGTTTATCGACGCCTGTGCGATGTGGGCAAAAGCATTCAATAAAGCAGGTGGAAAAATTGAAGAAGAGATATTTATAGATGAGAATAAAGATATTCTCATTTTTAATATTAAATTTGCCAGTGGCTTCAAAATTCAAGCACTCAGCTCCAATCCGTCAAACCTACGTGGTCGCCAAGGGAATGTCACCATTGATGAAGCGGCCTTTCACGAACGCCTTGCCGAAGTACTTAAAGCCGCCCTAGCACTCACTATGTGGGGCGCTAAAGTTCGTATTATCTCAACCCACAACGGCTGGGACAGTATTTTTAATGAACTCATTCAAGATTCTCGCGCAGGCAAAAAGCGTTATTCGGTACACCGCATTACGCTAGATGATGCACGTGAGAAAGGGCTTTACAAACGTATATGCCAAATGAGAAACATCGAGTGGTCACAGCTATCTGAAGAAGAATGGACAGCCAATCTGCTCAAAGATACAGCAACAGAAGACGATGCCCTAGAAGAATACTACTGCGTTCCTAAGAAAGGCGGTGGTGCTTATCTAAGCCGAGCCTTAATTGAATCCAGAATGGTCGAAGGCGTAGTTATTCGTTACGAGGGTTCTGCTGAATTTAACACTTGGCCACTCCATTTACGTCAAGCCGAAATAGCCGACTGGTGTCAAGCAGTACTTCTACCCGAACTACAAAAACTCAACCCTGATGAGCAACACGCTTTTGGTGAAGATTTTGCCCGTTCAGGTGATTTAACGGTCATTGCTCCCGTTGCAATCAATCAGAATCTTAAGCGTCAAGTGCCGTTTTTGGTTGAACTGAAAAACATGCCGTTTACTTCTCAAGAGCAAATACTTAACTACATTGTCGACCGCCTACCTAGATTAATCGGCGGTGCTTTAGATGCGCGTGGTAACGGCCAATATATGGCAGAACAGGCTAAGTTTAAATATGGTTCTGGTCGAATTCAAGAGGTCATGCTCTCTCAAAGATGGTACTTGGACAATATGCCAAAGATGAAATCAGCCTTTGATGATGATGAAATATCCATCCCCAAAGATGCGGATGTTCTTAATGATCTACGTGCTATTCAGCTGGTTAAAGGTATTCCAAAAGTACCCGATGGGCAAACACAAAAAGGCCGACACGGTGATGCGGCTATCGCTATCGCCCTCGGGTACAGCGCAAGTACTCAGGATTTCTGGGAAGCCGATTGGACAGCTGTTCCCAAGAATTTAAACGACAATCGACTCACTCGTGACATGGGCTTGAGCACTGAAAACAATAACCACTTTAGCAAACAAGGTGCATGGTAAATAAGATGACTAAAATACTCGACCCAAGAACAGGCCTGCCCTTTGAGCCATTAGCTGTTCAAGAAACTCAAATTGATAGCGCCAAGCTCGGTAGTTTGCATCAGCGTTTCGACCAGCACCCGTCTAGTGGTCTGACACCCTATAGGCTTGCCAATATATTACAAGATGCAGAACGACACCAATTGACTGATCAAGCCGAGCTTGCAGCCGATATGGAAGAAAAAGATGGACACCTATTTGCAGAGATGCAAAAGCGTAAGTTAGCCCTTACAACAGTGAAATGGCAAATTGAACCTCCATACAATGCGAATATCGTTGAGAAAAAGGCCGCAGAAGTTTTAACTGAGCGTCTAGCAAATATTGACATGGCCGAGGTTATTCTTGATATGTCTGACGGCATTTTAAAAGGCTATAGTGCTCAAACAATAAAGTGGCAACTTGTCGAAAAAATGCAAATGCCTATTGCGATTGAGCATGTGCCTGCGTCCTGGTTCACGACAGCTAATGATGATCGTAATAAGTTGCAACTAATAGACGATACAGGTCAAGGACAAGCCCTCTGGGCTGGTGGGTGGATTATGCACCACCATAAATCAAAGAGCGGTTATTTAGGGCGCTCTGGCCTAGTACGAACCTTAGCCTGGCCATATCTATTTAAAAACTATTCTCTTCGCGATCTAGCCGAGTTTTTAGAGATTTATGGCTTGCCGCTGCGTTTAGGGAAATACCCGTCTGGTGCAACTGAGCAAGAGAAAGGACGACTACTACAAGCCGTTGTAGAGATTGGTCACAATGCCGCTGGGATTATTCCTGAGAGTATGACCCTAGACTTTAAAGAAGCTGCTAAAGGCCAAGCCGACCCATTTTTAGCAATGGTGGCTTGGGCAGAAAAAACCGTTTCAAAAGCAATCTTAGGAGCGACGCTAACGAGTCAGGCCGATGGTACTAGTAGCACCAACGCATTGGGCAATGTTCACAATGAAGTGCGACACGATATTCGTGATGCAGACTTACGCCAGATCGCCAACACACTTACTCGCGACCTTCTGTGGCCTATGGTCGTATTTAACTTAAATGGCATCAGTAGCTTTCACCGTTGTCCTAAATTTGTTTTTAACACAGCTGAAGCTGGGGATATTAAGTTGCTGTCTGAAGCCTTACCTGGGTTACAGAAAAGCGGTATGAAAATTTCACGAAAATGGCTACATGAAAGCACACAAATCCCATTGCCTGAAGATGAGAGTGACATTCTAAAGCCGATTGTCGGGGCTGATACTGCCACTTTAACCGCTGAAAAACACCATCAAGGCTGTAGTTGTTCAGGTTGTCAGTCAGTTGCTGTATTAACCGCAGAGACGACTGTAGAAGATCCTGTTCAGAAAACCCCATCAGATATTATCTCTCATCAATTACAGGTCGAGAGTGATAACCCACAAACAGAGTTTGTTGATAAAATTCGGGATTTAGTCAATAAGGCAGAGAGCTTTGAACAGCTAAAGAATGACCTGTTAGCACTCGCTGGCCAAAACAAGTCAAAGCAAGCTGAGTTAATTGAACAAGCGATGGTATTAGCAGAGTTACAAGGTCGAAGCGACGTATTAGATGAAGCCTTAAATGTGCTTTAAATTAGATTTAACAAGGCTTTAACATGGCAAGTAAAACACAGTACGGTTCAATCATTTTTAAGCAAAAAATTGACTTTGTTAAAAATAAACTCGCCCTTCCTACAGAAACTTATGCGGATATTTGGCAAGTACAGCATGCAAAAGCATTTGTGGTTGCTGGTGCAATACAAGATGAAATATTAGCAGACTTTCAATCGGCAGTACTCAAAGCTGTTGAAGGTGGCAGCACGCTTGAAGACTTTAGAAAAGACTTTGATGCAACTGTCAAAAAACATGGTTGGAGTTATAACGGAGGTCGAAATTGGCGCTCAAGAATAATCTACGAAACAAATACAAGAATGGCCTACGCCGCAGGCCGTTACCAGCAAATGCAAGCTGTCAAACGAACTCGCCCATACTTGCAATATCAGCACTCTATTGCAGTCGAAAACGCACGCCCTCAGCACTTAGGTTGGCACGGTATGGTGTTGTCTGTAGATGATCCTTGGTGGAATACGCATTACCCGCCCAATGGTTGGGGTTGTCAATGTTACGCTAAAACTCTCTCACAGCGAGAACTGGATGCTCAAGGCCTAACCTTGGCAAACTCTCCAAAAGTAGAGTGGACAGATAAAACGATTGGGGTGACCACCAATCCAAGAGTCATACAAGTCACAGACGGAGTTGATGCTGGTTTTGCTTACAATCCTGGAAAAGCAGCATGGGGTCAGCAGCTTAGCGAAACAGCTATGGCCGATTTTAAAGCATCAGGCGCAAAGGTTTGGCAATCCATTATTAAACATGATTACCAACAATTAGGTCGTCCAAGAAAATTGCCACTTGCTCAACCCAAGCAGTCATTAACCGATAAGGGACTAACAGTGGCTGAAATGGCGCTATTAATTGAATCTCAATTAGGTGCTACTGAAAGAATTATTGATGTAAAAGGCCTGCCGGTTTTGGTCAATGCACAAAGTTTAGCGGAACATTTAGATCCTAATAGATCTATTTATTTACCACTTTTACTAGATACCTTAGAGGACCCATTTGAAGTATGGATGAACTTTGACGAACATCAAGCGACAGGTAAAGTCGCGCTACGCACCAGAATTGTTAAAGCATTTGATATCGGCCGAGGTAAAGTTCTACTTATCAGCGCACAAGCAAATAAAGGTATTTTAGAATCTTGGACAATGATTCCAACATCAGATTTAAAGTATATAAATCGTCAGAGAAATGGAAAGTTGATATACGGGAAGATTGTAGAAGAAGAGTAGACGAAATAGAAAGCCCTCACTCGCTACACACAGCGCGGGCAAGTTTTCATAGCTATTGAAGTGTGCTTCAGCTAATCAACCCAAGAACTCCATTTTAATACATAAGTAAAAGGAAAACAAATGGCCGGCGTAAAGGTAGATTTAACACAAGTTACACAAGCCTTTAGTGAATTAAACCAGCTTACTACAAGTTTAGAGCCTGTGTTTTTAGATATGGGAGAGATTCTGCTCAATAATACTCGCGATAGGTTAACAGCAGGCAATGATATACATGGTCAAAAGTTCACCCCACTAAAATATCTAACCGTTAAACGTAAAAAACGAAACAAAGATAATGTGCTTATTGAATCAGGTGATTTATTTCGAGAATTAACCTACCAACTCGTCAATGGAGGGAAAGGTTTGGAGTTTGGTTCCGATCGTAAATATGCAGCCATCCATCAGTTTGGTTCAGACGCAGGAAGTTTCAACAAACCAAGCGGCATCCCATCTCGACCTTTTCTTGGTCTGACGCCAAAAGATGAAACAGATATACTCGACATAGTTGCAGATCATTTGTCCCTTGCATTTGATTAAACCTACTACGAAAATAAAGCCCATACAGCGGCTTTAGTGCAGAACCTATACATTGCCATAGATTAAAAAGACTTAAACGTTTACTGGAAAATTTAAACGGTGTTTAGCGCATCTATTGAGTAGAGGTTGGGCTGATAATGCAGTAGTATTACCAATATCAAACGCTAAGGCAGATTTTTAAATGACTTCAAATATCGTAAAAGTACAAATCACTAATGACTATATGAATAAAATCAAGCGTGCACAGCCTGATAAAGCCATCTGTGAGATGATTTGGAATGCTCTTGATGCTGATTCAAAAATTGTTACTGTTACATTTCCATCATCAGGTCTTTTACCTGGCGATAAAAAAATTGTCATTACAGATAATGGAACAGGGATCAATTGGGGCAAAAAAGAACTTCTTTTTGGAAACCTAGGTGCATCTTGGAAAAAAAACACACACACCACTCTCTTAGGTAGAAAGTTACATGGCAGTGAAGGACATGGAAGGTTTAAAGGTTATGCTTTAGGGCGAGTAATGAATTGGACGTCAACTTACAAAGATAAATCTGATGATACATTCTCATTTAAAATCTCTGGAAAAGCCGACAACCCAACTGACTTTGAGTTTGATGAACATAATAAAAAAAGCTCACCAACTGGCGTCACTGTTGTGGTGGATGAGTTATTCAAACAGTTTGAATTCCTAGAAGACCCTACAAAATTGATTCAAAAAATTGCTCCTGTTTTCTCTCTCTATCTAAAGAACCATTCTGATATCAACTTAACCATTAATGGCACTCGTATAGACCCGTCACTATATATAGCAGACGAAATAGATATCGAGTTAGATGATATCGAATATGAAGGTTCAAAATATCCCTTGTCACTAAAAATAGTTGAATGGGCTGCCGAAATTGGTAGCCATAAAGAAGTATGGCTTTGCTCCAAAGACGAAGTACCACTTCAAGAATATGATAAGCAGATTAGAAGTATCGGTGATTATTCCTATACAGCCTACCTTTCATCTGATCTATTTAGAGTTTTAAACCATCAAAACTTACTCAGCCTAAGTGGGCTAAGTAATGACGTGAATAGAAATATTGAAGAGGCAATCAAGACTCTTAAAGAACATTTTAAGCAGAGAAAACTGGAAGACCACAAGACTATTTTTGAAGATTGGCGCAGTGCAGGTATATATCCCTATTCCGCAGATGAGATATTAAAAACTCATGAAGGCCTAGCCCCTGTCGAAAAAGCAGAGCAAGAGTTATTTGATATTCTTGCCATTACCGTTACAGAAAGTTTGCCAGGTTTTAATGACGAGGCCCCTAAAACTAAAAAATTTCAATTGCACATGCTTAGACAAGCAATTGAAAGCGGTGACACAACACTAAAACGAATTTTCAAGGAAGTTCTAGATTTACCTGAAAACCAACAAAAAGAACTAGCACAACTGCTAGAAGAATCATCTCTGTCTAATATGATTAAGACCTCTAAGGAAGTTTCAGATCGAATTAAATTTATTACTGCCCTTAAAGAGTTAATTTACGATAAAGATATTGCCAAACACATCAAAGAGAGATCACAACTTCACAAAATTTTGGCCGACAATACTTGGATTTTCGGCGAACAGTTTACTCTTACGGTTAATGATCAATCACTCACAAAAGTGTTGGAAGGACACCTTAAAAGTAGAAATATAACTGATGTTGTTATTGATAAACCAGTTAAAAGAATTGATGGCACTAACGGTATTGTTGATTTAATGTTAACAAGATCTTTAGGGAATTCTAAACCTGATGAAATCAGCTATCTTGTGATAGAGCTAAAAAGGCCTACAGAACATATCGGACAAAAACAATACAGACAAGTCGAGGATTATCAAATCGCGATAGTTAACGATCCTAGGTTTAAAACTGTAAAAAGTACTTGGGAATTTTGGATTATTGGTGATGATTACGCTTCAGACAACTTTGTTAGATCAAAGTTGAAAAATGATAGCTCAGGCTTAATTGAACAAAATACAGTTGGAAACATGTCATATAAAATAAAAGCTGTAACATGGTCAATGCTTTTTGCTCAAGCCAGTCATCGCCTTGATTTTCTTAAAAAACATCTAGATATAAATGCCTCACAAGAAGATAGTCTGCGTTTTTTAAAAGAAAAATATGCTCAGTACACAGAATCAGTGCAGATAGATGATCTTGAAGAAGCAAGCTAAAACCTTCTCAAACGCTTGAAATCACCTCTAATCACCATGCCTCTACACTTGAGGCATGAAAACAAAAACACCCCAATATTCCAAAACATCTAGCCCATCGCAACCTGTTGCGGTCGCTGCGCTATCTATCAACTTAATTGTTGAAAACCAAAAAGCCCCAAACGAAATCCAACTGACCCCTGTTGGTTTCTTTAAAGCCAAAGATGGCCGCCCTGTTGACCTAACGGACGGCTGGTTTATCGATGAGTCTATTGCTAAAAAGCTCATTGAATACACGAGTTACTCAAATGATCGAGTCATCGATTACGAACACCAAACTCTCTTAAAAGAACAAAACGGCCAACCGGCCCCTGCTGCGGGTTGGTTTTCAAAATTGCAATGGCGTGAATCAGGTCTGTGGGCGACTAATGTCACCTGGACACCTACTGCCGAACGCATGATTTTGGATGGCGAATACCGCTACATCTCTCCCGTCATGATTTACGACCCTAAAACTGGGCACGTACTTGACATTATTATGGCTGCAATCACAAACCATCCAGCGATAGATGGCATGGAGAACCTTGCCAAATTAACGCTCGAAAACTTTCAGCAGCTTACCAATCAATCTAATCAACCTGAGGACAATCCAATGGACTTGAAGACACTGCTCATTGCGCTAAACATGCCCGAAAACACAACCGAAGAAGAAGCGCTTGCGGCTTTAACGGCTCTTCAATCTGCGAATACAGAAGCGCAAGCGTCCATTGTTGCTTTAACAGCTAAAGTTGAAGCAGTATCTACTCCTGACCCTTCTGAATATGCACCAGTTTCAATGGTAGCCGAGTTGCAAGCACAAGTTGTAGCGCTAACAAATAAGCAGGCGTCATCATCTGTAACAACGACCGTTGATAATGCTTTGGCATCTGGCCATCTTTTGCCAGCGCAACAAGCATGGGCAACCAGCTTAGGTAATAGTGATATGGCAGCACTGACAAACTTTATCGAAAATGCTACACCAATCAGTGCATTAGGTACTCAACAGTCATCAGGTGATGACCCTGCCCCTAAATCACATGTCGCAGCACTTACAGCAGATCAAAAGCAGATTCGAGCTTCATTTGGCTTTTCAGATGAAGATCATCAAGTAAGCGCTTAAACAGAGTTTGATACTTTAATTAAAAACCTCATCTAAGGAGAACAAGATGGCTTTAACACAAGATAGAAATACAGCCTCACAAAAAGCCAATGCCATTGTGATTGCAATGGCTGCTGGAGCATACATCCACGCAGGTGCTTTAGTTGTTGCCAGCGCGACAGGTTTTGCCGAGGCTGGCTCTACAGCAACAGGCTTGACATATTTAGGCCGTGCTGAAGAAGCAGTTGATAACACGTCGGGCATCGATGGTGCGACAGAAATCACGATTATGCGTAAACGTGCCTTTCAGTTTAAAAACGACGGTTCAATCACTCAGGTCAACTTTGGCAAGGAGTGCTACATCGTTGATGATGAAACTTTGGCAGCCACGGATGGTGCAGGTACCCGTTCAGCAGCAGGCATTGTCGTAGGAATTGACTCAGACGGTGTTTGGGTCGAATAACCCACGTTTATCAAACACAACCATTTTTATTTAAAAAGACGATTAGGAGAATCAAATGATTGTCAATAAAGCGAACTTAGACGAGATTTTTAAAAATTTAAAACTCGCATTTAACAAGGCTTTTACAGCCACTAAAACGGTATGGCCAAAAATTGCGATGAAAGTGCAATCCACAGGCGCTGAAAACAACTACAAGTGGTTAAGTAAGTTTCCGAAAATGCGTAAATGGGTGGGTAATAAGCACATCAAGTCATTAGAAGCATTTGAATACACCATTAAAAATGACGACTTTGAAGTAACGATTGAAGTTGATCGTAATGATGTTGAAGATGGGCAAATTGGTGGTCTAGCCATTGAAGCAGCAGGAGCTGGTGAATCTGCTAAAAATTTACCTGAAGAAATTATTGAAGAACTCGTGAATCGTAGTTTTGACAGTAAGTGTTATGACGGTCAATTCTTCTTAGATACTGATCACGAAGTAAATGGCGCCTCTGTTTCTAACAAGGGTACATCCAAGTTAGATGCGTCGACTGCCGCAACCGCAGCCGCTTCTTACGGTGCTGCACGAACAGCGATGCGTGAGTTTAAAGATGATGAAGGTCGCTCTTTACGTGTTAATCCAAATGTGCTGTTAGTGCCGCCTGCATTAGAAGATACGGCCAACGTATTAATGACATCAGACAAGTTGCCAGATGGCTCAATAAACATCTACAAAGGCACAGCAGAAGTTGTCGTAATGCCTGGGCTGACATCTGACACAGCTTGGTTCCTATTAGATACTTCAAAAACGGTACTGCCATACATCCTACAAGAACGTAAAGCTCCTGTATTAGTTAGTCAAACGTCGATGGATAACGAGTCCGTATTTAACTCTCGAAAATTCTTATTTGGTGCCGAAGCACGTATGAGCGGTGGCTATGCGTTTTGGCAGTTAGCTTACGGATCAGACGGTACTACTTAAACCTCCCTCTCCCCCACTCCCCTGGTCACCTAATCTGGTACCAGGGTTAATTTGTTGACCGAGGACACAACCATGTCACAAAAAAAATTAAGAGTTCGTTCAATTCCCCGACACTTTCGTCGAGCTGGATTATCATTTTCACAAACGGAAGTCACATTAAACGCTAAAGATTTATCTGAAGAACAAATTATAGCTCTAAATTCAGAGCCTAATTTAGTTGTAACGAAAGTTATCGAAAAAGGTGCTCCGCTATTTTTAGTAGGTCAAAACACCGTTGTACAACAACAGTCTGATTCAGAAACCGATACACCAGACATTTCAGCCGCTGATCTTGTCGAGCATATCGCTTTGCTAAACATCGATATAGCTGGTAACTGGACTGGCGATGGAAAACCACAAGTTAAGGCCTTAGAAGGCGCTGCAGGAGTCTATGTTACCGCGGCTCTACGCGATGAAGCTTTTGATCTTTATGTAGCGCAACAGGCTGAGTTATTAGATCAAAACACCGACTCAAGTAATGAGTCTAAAGATGATAATTCAGGTTCTGAAAGCTAATGTATTGCACTGTAGCTGACATGGTTGCCAGGTTCGGTGAACAGGAGATTATTAATTTAACGTCCCCTGGTCAAGCTATCATCGATGAGACTGTTTTAGACCAAGCAATGATTGATGCTGGCTCATTAATTGATTCCTATCTTGGTAGTCGTTACAAGCTTCCTCTTACCACTGTGCCAACTGTATTAGCGCGTACGGCATGTAGTGTGGCCAGATACTATTTGTATAACGATCAGATGACTGAATCTGTAGAGAAAGCTCATAAAGATGCCATTAAATATCTAGCGGATGTTTCAAAAGGAATTGTTCAGTTGGGTGTTTCAACAACAGGTGAACGTGCTAATCAGTCAGAGTCTCTCTCGCAGATGACAAGCTCAAAACCTGTCTGGGATCGTAGAAGGTCTAAAGGTTTTATTTAAGGATTAACAATGAGTTTAGCAATTCAAAACATCATTATTGATGCCCTCAAGCAAGCTAATACATTTTCAGGGGTTGATCTTGCGCTTGGTGTACCCGATTTAAAAAAGCAAATAATTGTCGGAGATGCACAAGCATGGGTCATTGAATTACTCGCTAATCCAGACCCAAACATCAGGGATATAGGTTCTCCAATTCAGCGTGAACCACAAGTGTATGCAGTTCTGATCGGTATTAGAAGTCATAACGACCCAACAGGTTCCAATTCTGTCGAAAAGCTAGAAAACCAACGATTAGCCGTTAGACAAGCGTTATTTGGAATGGTTCCTGAAGTTGGCCATGAGGCTTTTACCCTAGCTGGAGCAGAGCTTTTACGTTTTTCAAATAATGCGGTTTTTTGGGTAGAGCGCTTTCAAACCGCACACATCATAACTAAGGAGAGTCTCTTATGACACCCAGAAAAAAAGCTGCTGAAGTGGAACTAAAAAAACTTGAGCAAGCAGAAAAAACGCGTAACGATGCTTTAAAAAATGTTCACACTGGTGGCGATTACATTATTCAAGATGGTAAGGCTATTAATAAGTCTGAAGAAGTCGAAAAGGCAAAGGAGTAAGTCATGGCTGAACTTTTACGAAAACAACAACAAGTGCTCGTTATCAAAGAAGAAGTATCCTACGGCATCGATGCTAACCCAACTGGCGCAAATGTAATTTTAGCGCAAGATATGAGTGTAAAGATGCTTGAAGCAGACACTGCTACTCGTAACAACATTAACGGTCGAATGGGTGCTCAAGGCTCCATTACAACCTCTCGTCGAACCACTTCAAGTTTTGGAGTTGAATTCGCAGGATCAGGTGACCCTGATTTTGCTCCAGCTTGGGCTGCTTTGTTAAAAATATGCGGATTTGCTCAGGTCATTGACGCTGTCAACCATACGGTAAGCTATACACCTATTGATGCGGGCTTTACGAGCGCCACGCTGTATTATCGCATTGGGAAACTACAGCAAATTTTAGCAGGTACCCGTGGTAAGTTGGTATTTAACCTGGATAAAGGTTCAATTCCCAGTGTTAAATTTGATTTAATTAGCTTATATAAAAAACCAACGATTGAATTAACAGATATGACTGGCGTGGATGACTCTGCTTATAAATTGCCTGTGGGCGTAACAAGCGAGTCGGTCACCAGCTGTAAGTTTTTGGGCGTAGAAGTTGCAATGAGTAAGCTCACTGTCGATGTCGGTATTGGTGTTAAACACTTGGACGACGTCGATGCAGAAGAAGTTGCAATAGAGTCACGCAACGGCTCAGTTTCTATTAGTTTTAGAACACAAGAGCAGTCTTTAGTAGATGCCATTGATAATGCCAGCACAAATGCATTGGGTGACTTTATTTATCAGCAAGGCTTAGTTGCTGGACAGAAGCTAAAAATTGATGTCCCTCAAATCCAAGTTAAAACTTCAGATGTTAACTGGGACGGTGAGTTTGCATACTGTAATGTGGTTGCAGACATTGTTCCAAATGCACGTAACAATGACTTGATCCTTACTCAGTTATAAAATTAGCAGTACGACACGCCAAAGCCTCCTTTCTTGGAGGCTTTTTTATATCTACAGAAACCTTCTCAAACCCTTGAAATTAACTCTTTTACCAGACTGTTTAAACTAAGTATTAATCGAATTTAAAGATTCATTAAACAGTATTTAAAGGGAAATTAAGAGATGACAAAGTTAAAGCTAAACTCTAACCGAACTACCGTAATTACCGTACCAATTGAAAATGAATCTGGTGAGATTCTGACATTTAAAGCAACCATTAAAATCCTAGGGCGTAAAGCAACGATTGCTTCTAAGAGCTTAATCGAAGACATGCTTGTATCAGTAGATGGCTACAAAAAAATTATTGATCCGGATGGCAAAATTGAAGTCTCTATTGCTGAAGAACTAGAAGCTGTTTTAGATGATTCAGTTGCATGTATGTTGATTATGCAGGCATTCAATATGGGAAACGAGAAGCTTTTGAAGAAATCCCGAACTTACACGGAGCAGTTAGAAACTTAATTGCTCCCTCCTCTCCTGTTGATGTTGATGAAGCCAATCATCAATTAATTGAGATGGGACTAAAGCCTACTTTTCACTCAAGCAAAAAAAACAATCCTGAGTTTTTAGTGCTTCCTGAAAATTGGGCGGCAGTTAATCTTCTCTCCCTCTGTAGAACACAATGGGAAAAGATTGTTATCACATCAATGACTGGTAGCCAGGTTATTTATAGCGGTTTAGATTACCAGGCAGTCAACCTGTTAATCGATATTTATTATCCAGATGAAGACAAAATAGATCTATTTGAGCGGTTACAAATTTTGGAGTCTAAAGCTCTATCGATTTTTAATGAAGCTAATTAATTTATAACCTAAAGAGATAGGGCCAAAGCCATTGCTATGAGTAATCAAAACTTAAAAATTAGCCTCTCATTTAATGCTGAAACGGGTGAACTGACAGGCAAGTTAAAAAGTACGGAAGCTGATTTTAAAAGCTTTGGTGATACAGCTCAGACCCAGACTAAAAAAGGGACTGATGGCTTTAAGGGAATGGAGAGTTCTATCTCCAGTTTAAAGCGTGGTGCTGCTGGAATTATCGGTGCGATTGGTCTTCATCAGCTATCGTCTAAAATCATTCAAACGACAGCAGAATTTCAAAAGCTTGAGGCTTCATTAGTTACTGTCACGGGTTCATCCGCTGCTGCAAATGAAATGTTTGAAGAAATCACTGATTTTGCAAAAAGCACACCTTACCAACTTACAGAAGTAACTGATGCATTTATAAAAATGCAGGCTCTAGGGCTTGATCCATCCGAAAAAGCGATGACTTCTTACGGAGACACAGCTTCGGCAATGGGTAAATCACTTAATCAGATGATTGAAGCCGTTGCTGATGCTTCAACAGGAGAGTTTGAACGCCTTAAGGAATTTGGAATTAAAGCCCGTCAACAAGGGGATGAGGTTAGCTTTACTTTTGGCGGCGTTACAACCACCGTTGGGAAAAATGCAGATGAAATCCAAGGATACCTAATCGGTTTAGGTGAAACCCAGTTTGCAGGAGGAATGGCTCGCCAAATGGACACTATCGGCGGCAAACTATCAAATTTAAGTGATGGTTGGGATAAGGCATTTAATGCGATTGGTGAGAGTAATAGTGGCGTTATCAGTACGACTATTGATGGGCTTGGAAGCTTAGCTGAGGCAGTCCGTAGAGTATTTACAGAGACAGATAAATTACGAGCTGAAAGCGATAAATTACGCGTAAGTTTGTTTGCAAAACAAGATACTGACTACATTAACATCTATCGAGATGGGGTTGACAGTGCACTATCGTCAATCAAAATTCTTACGTTACAAATAGAACCTTTTCAAAAATCAGCATGGGCAAGAGAACAAATTGATCTATATCGCAATGAGATCACTCAAACCCAAACTCAGGTTGAAGTATTAAAAGATAAATTATTCTCGCTTGGGTCTGCTGCTAGAGGTGAATTAATTGATAATTCTTTTAACTTTGAGCATGTAGAATTTCAGATGAAAGAAGGCTTTGCTACACGAGAAAAGTTCGAAGCAGATAATGCCAAAGTAAAATCTAAACTGCTTGCTCGAGAGTTTGAATTAACAGCGAGTGTTGGTGATCAACGTTCCGCTATTTTAAAAACTTTAGATCAAGAAAATGCCAAAATCCAAACCCGTATATGGCTAGCCGAAGACTTGCAAAAAGTAACTAAAAAACAAAAAAAGGAAGATGACAGTTGGTTTAATGAAGGCTTTAAAAATGCAGGAACTGATTTCAAATTCTTGGATCAAGAGTCTGAACAACGTCTTAAAGAAGAAGAGCGAGCCGCCCTCAAACTTCAAAGTCAAATTGACAAACTTACACTTTCATCGAGTAACTTTGGAGAAGCCTGGGTTCGAACGGGTAATCAGATAATTGATGCCATGTCATCAGTTGGCCAAGTGCTCGAAAAAGCCAACTCTAAAGAATCTGCATATGCAGAAGATGCACTAAAAATTCAATCATTACGTTATGAAAACGATGCTCACTATGCAAAAGACAGTAAAAAGTGGAAAGATAACGAAGCTAAGCTCACAAAAGATCAAGTAAAGTTAGAAGAAGCCCGTACAAAGAATAGTCTACAAGGCTCTATGGCTATGCTCGATGCTTCTGTTGCTATGTTTGATGAAGGCTCTGTTGCTCAAGAAGCAGCGCATAAAGCCAGTCTAGCTTTCCATGCCATCGAAATGGCAATGAACATTGAAAAAGCTATTTCTGCGGCAACTGTGGCTGTTGCAGAACAAGGTAAGGGTGATCCGTATACGGCTTGGGCGCGAATAGGCTCTATGTCCGTAATGATGGCAAGCTTGCTGTCACAAATCGGCGGCTCATTCGGTGGAGCTTCTGGCTCTGCTCCACAATTGAGTGTTGTTAATGCGCCTGATGGATCTCCGCTCGGCTCAACAGACCCAAGTGAATCAATCGCTAATGCTTTTGAGTTTTACGATGATATTCAAGCCGATCAGTACAACGAGTTGCGTGATATAAACAGAGGCATGCAAGACTTAAACAGCAATTTGACAGGCGTTGTTTCAAGTCTGTATCGCACGGGTGACTTAGCGCAAATCTCTGCCATTGCTGAAAGCTTCAATTCTAAAAGCACAGGCTCCAGTGGTTTTTTGGGAAACATTATTTCGTCAATTTTTGGTGGTGGAACTACGCGTTCTGTTGTCGATTACGGTTTAGCTGCAACTAGCTTTCAGCTCGGTGGTGAAGCCGACTTACGAGGCTATGACCGTGTTAAAAAGAAAACCGATGGCGGTTGGTTTGGTAGTTCTAAAACATCTTACTATGACATCTATTCTGACATTTCAGGTGAGTCAGAACGCCTCTTTAATCTAGTCTTTGAAAACCTACGCGACACGACTGTAGCGCTTGGAGATTCGCTTGGGATGTCCATTGCCGACCAGGTTGATGATTTTACAATCAACCTTGGAAAAATCAGCACGAATGGCAAAACAGGCGAGGAAGTTGAACAGGCGTTAACCGAAGCGATTAGTGGTCAAGCTGACCGTATAGCTTACAATTTCTTTGGCGGGTTGATTGACGACTACGGCAAATTAAGTGAAGGCGCATACGAAACTATCAGTCGTTTAATCGGTGAAAAAGCCGTGATCGCTGATGTGTTGGATATGACAAATTTAAGTATCGTCGGCGATGCAATCGAACTGTCACAGGCCTTGATTGATATCGCTGGTGGCTTGGATGAATTAAGTGATGCCGCCGCTAATTATTACGATGCGTTCTTTTCAGAATCAGAAAAAGCACTGCGCAATCAAGAGTATCTAACTGAAGCGTTAGCACAACAAAATCTATTATTGCCTATTGCAAAAGACGGCTACAGAGATTTAGTTGAGAGCTTAGATTTGGGCACTGAAGCTGGTCAAGAACAGTACGTTGCATTAATGAATTTGTCAGAAACAGCAGCAGACTATTACGACTATCTAAACAGCGCTCAGCAAGAATCATTTGATCTACAAATCGGTTTAATTCAAACAACGATTAGCGAATACCAAATCCTAAAAAACGCGCTTCAAGGCTCCTTTGACAGCATAACAGGTAGCGTTGTTGCGTATTCAATGAAGTACATGACCGCACAATCAACTATCTCAAGTGCATTGGGCGATGCAAGAAATGGCAATCTACCAGCCCTGGATAGTATTCAAAGTGCTTTGTCAGTTGTCGGCCAAAACTCAACCGCAAATTACGCAACCTTTGCAGACTATCAGCGAGATCAAATGGTCACTGCAAGTATGCTTGATGAGCTGATGGGCTACACCGATGCGGCCATTACAGTTGAAGATCAAATGCTCGCAGAGTTACAAGCTCAAACAGATGCGTTAAATAATCTAAACGTCGTAAACGTCGTAAACGTCGTAAGCGTTGGGGTCGATGGCTCCCACGCCACTGGTCTTTCTAATGTGCCGTTTGACGGTTACCGTGCTGAGCTTCACAAAGATGAGGCCATTATTGATGCACGAACAATGAGTGGAATGCGTAAGTATGGCATTTCTACCTCATCAAATAACAACGCGGATTTAATCGTAGAGATTAAAGCTTTACGCAAAGAAGTTGTTGTTATGCGAGAACAGCTCTATGGCGCAAATATAGCAATCGCAACCAGTGCAGGTAAGACAAGCAGAATGCTTGATAAGTGGGATGTGGACGGACAGCCAGAAGTGAGGGTTCTTTAAATGATTATTATTAAACCGACCGACTTTACGGTTGATGCATCTAATATCCCTGTGAACGACAATCCTGAATATGATGCAGTCACCACTTACAGCACTGGCGATTTAGTTTCTTACCAAGACAAAAATTACGAGTGCTTAACTGATGGAACCACGGGAACTGTGCCAAGTGATGCAACTAAATGGCTAGACCTTGGCGCAACTAATCGAATGAAGCTGTTTGATACTAAGCTCAATACAAGCACTGAATTACAAACAGAAATAACGTATTCAATATCTGTGGCAGGCTTGGTTAATGCAATCGGTTTTTTAAACTTAGACGCTGAATCAGTCACGATTGAAGTTGTCGATGCCTACGAGGGTATTGTGTATTCAAAAACGGCTTATATGGCCGATATTGGGGTTGAGGACTGGTGGCAGCACTACTTTAATGACTACGATTACGACAGCTCATATTTAGCACTAGATTTACCACCTTACGCCGCCGTAACAGTCAACATTACAATCCGTTCAGGCGGCCTCATTAAGTGCGGAATGTGTGTAATTGGCTCGCAAAAGAAAATTGGCGAATCTAATTACGGCTTCAGCACGGGTATTACAGATTACTCTGCAAAAACAAAAGACGTGTTTGGCGAGACAACCATTATTGAACGTGCTTATTCAGATAAAGAGAGCGTAACAGTTGAGATAAACACATCAGAGCGTGTAAGTATTAAGCATTTTTTGGCAAGCATTAGAGCAACACCAACCATCTTTGTGACTGATAAAAATACGCCAGGGTCTTACGTTTTCGGTTTTTACAAAGACTTTCAAATCGTCGTACCGAATAGCATTAAATCAATTTGTAGTTTAGAAATAGAAGGAATGATCTAAATGGCACAACCAATAGTAAACGATCTGCCCGCCGCTCCGACGCGAGGGGAAGATCCAGCTGTCTTTGCAGCTAAAGCCAACGCCTTTGCAGGATCTTTGCCTAGTCTTGCAAGTGATGTTAATCAGCTTGGTGCCTGGATGAATACAGCTGCACAGCAAGTTGCAACAATGCACAAACAACATCTGATAATGCTATCTCGGCATTAAGCAATGCTGGAATCGCAACAACAAAAGCAGGCGAGGCTGCTTCAGATGCTAATACTGCATCAGCAGCAGCAAGTGCCGCTTTAGTATCAGAAAATAATGCTGCTGCGAGTGCTTCTAGTATCGATACCTCGTTACTTGCCAATCTATCTGGTGGCAATGAGTTCCATACAAACGATATAACAGGAGCATACATCCGAGCACCTATCCAAGTGAGGGAGGCAGCATTAGTAACTGTTGCACAAAATACCCCTAAGTATGCTCCAGCAATCACTTTTCACTGGGGAGGGCGTGTTGCAAGAAAATTCATTATGTTAGCGGATGGCTCGATGGGGTTTGCGACCCAAGTAGATGCTGCTGACTTTACACCGATTATCACAGGGCTTGATCGGCCATTACTCTTATGGTCAGGGTTTGTGTCGGCGGCAACTATTACGTTAAATAACGACATGGGTAGCTTTAAGTCCATTTGCATTATCTTCGATAGCTCTGCCGGCATGCCGCAAAAAGATGCTGTTTCGATTCCTGTAGACTCTTTTGTAAGTAACCCTGTACATGGGTATATGCACCATTCATATGTTTGGTATGGCTCTAAGGCTGCGTATATCTCTTCTACGCAGATTGCAGTATCTATTATCGGTGGTACTTATGGGGTACGAGAAGTATGGGGGGTTTATTAATGATTGTAATATACGTCAATAAGGCTGATGGGACTGTTCAAGAGAGCCATGCCCCGGATGACATTGAAAATTGGGAAGTTGTTGAAGTAAGCAACTCTTCTTCATACATGGGTAGGGTACTAGACAAAGCATCAGGGGTGTTTGTAAAAGACTTAGTGCACACTAAGGGCAATGCCCTGGAGGGGGTTAACCAATCCTTCAACACTGAGCTAGGTTTACTAGTAGACGCGTACCCTCAGCTAGAACGTGACACATGGACAGCTCAAGAGCAAATGGCTAGAGAATACCTAGCGGATAATACACTTGTATTACCTCCTCTTGAAGCACTAGCTTTAGCGCGTGGTGTAACTGTAGATGTGTTAGCTAACCTGATCGTAGCTAAAGCAGATGGGTTTAAACTAGCATCATTAACCTTGGTGGGTAAACGTCAAGCTTTAGAAGATGCTATTAATCAAGCAGCTACGGTAAGCGAGGTTGAGGCTTTGGCGTGGTAGTAAATATCATCAAGCCCAGTTCAATATTCGGATGTGCAAAATATGAGCTTTTAAATGATGAAGTCATTTTAGGCATTAAAGTCAAAAAAGGCTTCATTACCGACGGTGCAACTGTGCCTAGGCTGATGTGGCCACTGTTCCCACCGATCAGCGTGTATTTAGAAGCAACAGTGCTACACGACTATCTGCTAACACATGGCATAAATAGGTACAGATGTGACTGCTTATTCAAGCGAGCAATGAAGGCGTACGGTGCCAGAAACTGGGTAGCAAGTGCGATGTTTATGGGCGTTGTAATGTTTGGATTTATTAAGAAGCATGATGATTACTTCAAAATTCATATTGTCTGACTTGAACAAATTATCGTTGGGGCCCTATGCTAGGATGACGGCTTTCATCAGGCTCTGGAGCTTTCTCTTGTTCGTAGAACTCTTCACATATTTCAAAATTACAATTTAAATTTTCACATTTATACATAATTTTATTGTTGCATTTCACATTAATTACAATTTCAACATTATTTTTACATTTGCAGCATTTTAATTCTATTTCTTGCATATTCATTCCTTTTTTTAAAAAGCAAAGTCGCTTTAAATTAAATATACTAATTATCAAATTTCATTGAAATAGTTTTTTTTATTTTTATATAAAATGCTTTAAAACAACTTATTACATATTTAAGACTGTGTATAACTTTACGTTTAATTAATGTTTAAGAGTATTTTAAGTTCAGTGAATTAAGTGTCGTACAGCAGTAAATAACCTGGCGCGCTACATTTTGACTTCTCTGCACACTCAGTATGCTGCCAAGAACGACTCAACAAAAAATTTAAGACACAAAAAAGCCCCGTTACTCAAT